TTTGGTCGCCGGTGTGACATGGCACGCGACACAGGTCCCCCGCATGGCGTCCCGTGGCGGCGAGGGGGGCATGGGGGGTAGCCGCTACGGTGTACGTACATATACCCTCTCAGATTTTTGTGCCAAATTTCAGTCGGAGCATTGGCCCCACTCTGACAGAACCTTAAGGATCGCATTGAATCCATTGTTCGTCTGTGGGTGATACTTAAACCCAGCCACATCACTCAAGACCTGCAGCAGATCCTCAAAGCCCACCAAGCCATCCTCATTCAGATCAGAGGGACAGCTGTTGTCTGGGTAGTAGTTGATGGAGTATGGCGATGGATCACATGGGTGTCCGTTGCCACAAGCAAAGCGTACAACGCCTCCTGAGGAGAAGTAGTTTGGCCCTGTAAACCGAGCCACATGGAAACTCCCAGGATACTTCTTGCTTTCCCAGTCATACTTAAAGTTAGGCCAAGTAATCAATTCAGCATTGTCATTCTGGGGGACACTTTCACAGCATTGTTGTCCTTCCACTTGTCCAACTGGAGTTGGCAACCAGAACTTCAGAACAGGTGATTCAATCAAGTCTTTGTATCGTTGTTGGACTCTTGGGTATGCCTGTTTCCCATTGTCTCCATAGGTCTTCCCTGGTTGCCCGTGGAGGATCCAAGAGTCACACCAGAAGTATTCAAGGTCAGTGATTGGTCCGAGTGTTGGACAGCATCCTTCTGGTCCTTGGAAGAGCCAATTAACGGGCGTGAACTTCGCCCCGAGATAGTTGAATGTCTGGTATGGGTTGGATTGAATACAGTCCCAATACGTCCCCGGTTCAGTGCAAGGGATCACAGTGCCATCAGGCAGTTCCCATTCACCAAAGGTGGTGTAGGGTTGCCAGTAGTCAATGCACTCTTGGCAGTTGTCCAAGAATGGGTAGGTGTTGTCGTTTCTGTTCTTGAACACAGGGCCCTCAAGAGCCCACCCAAAGGAGCGTGAGGGTGACTCATTGCCTCTAGTGGACCCGATCATGTGAGGTCGTCGTGGGCTCCCATCAGGGGAGGAGAACTCAGGATCAAACCCAGTTTGGATGTAGACATCAAAGGTCCGTCCAAAGGGTGTCAATCGTCCCAGATCATCAATCCACATAGCCACCGCATCAGGGTCGCTGGGTGGACCAGCTGGGTCAGTGTTCAGTGCAGCCGTCAGTATCAGTTCGATCATTGTTTGCTCCTAGATCCCTCATAGCGAGAATGACACCCCTTGGGATGGCATTCACATTCCCATAGTGCTCCTCATCAGTGGACATGGTGGAGCACACCACAATCTTCTCATCATCTTCGTGGATGATGTATCCCACGGTTTTCATCAGGATAGGCTCAAGGGAGATGGCTTCCTCGTGGGTCAGCCACGGCCTCTCTTGGCCGGTGATGTCAGCCCACAGGATGATCTTAGCCACCACCACTCTGACCACCTTCACTGGGGCCTTGACCAAACCCAAAGCCTCCTCCGCCACCAGATCCACCGGAGCCTCCCCCTCCGCCTCGGTAAGTCTCAAACAAGTCCATACGCTTCTTGGTACGCAGGAAGTACTCATCAGGATCCACCAACAGCTTCACCTTTTGGGTGTTCTTTCGGCCCGGTGCTGGGTGTTGGTTATCAAACTCCTGGGTTTGTTGTATACCGCGAACAGCTGGGAGTTGTGGTTGGGGGAGAGCTGGGATACACATTATTACCGCCCAAATCGAGAGTGAACCATCAAAGGCATCTTTCTACCTTTAAGAGGATCAGTAGCGTCGTTATATGCCTTGAGCATATCTTTGTAGTGCCCTTCATCAATGGCCCGAGCATTCGCCAACATTCGTTTGACCATGTCATCGCCCGCTGAAGCACCAATAGATTTCATACGGCTCAGTGCCATTTCTTTGTTGTAATTCTTTCTATAGAGATTTGAGACATTCCCTGCCTCTGCACTCATTGTTCGTCTTGCAGTACACATTATTTCTTACCTACCTTCTTCTTCTTAGCACCCTTGGCAGTCGCCGGCATCTCCGCAGCACTTTGGCCCCGTTTGCCCTGCTGGACAATCTTCTTGTCCTCCTTGTACTTCTTCATCCCCTCCTTGGTGTAGGGGTATTTCTTCTTTCCAATCTTGGGCATGGTCAATCTCCTTGGGGTTGTTTGTGTTCACAGATTATCTCTTCTTAGCGATCTTCAGATCTTTTTTCTTTTTCTTCTTCTCTTCGTCCTTCTTGCGTTCAGCAGCTGTCTTCAGAGGCCGCTTCGTTGCTGGACCAACAGGTCGGGTTGGCATCATTCGAGGTTGACGATATTGACGAACCTCCGCTCTGCTTTGCTCCGTGTCTCCGGAACCCGGATTGGGTTGAAGCACTGGTGGTGGTGTTGGCTGCCTTCTGGGCATAGTTAATCTCCTTAGGTTGAGGTGGGTGGTGTAGGGCTGTGTATTCCCCTAGAGCCTTTAGACACTCTTTACATAGGCTTGGTTTAGACATGGTGGTGGTGTGTCCTTAGATATCTTAAGTCTGTCTTTATAAGTCTTTATATCTGTTCACCTAGATCCTTGTAGATCCAGAGGCCCCCCAAACCCCCCAAAATTGATTGGGAGACTTGGGGAGCCACTCGCAGATCGAAGTGAATGTTCACCTGAGTCCTTGTGAGTCCGTCGGCCAGACACTGTGTGTGTCCTCATAGGCACCCTATTACAACCATGTGAGGCCACGAGGTTTACGACCCACGTTATTGTCCATGAATCTCTCAAGCTCCTCATTGAGCCTTTCACCCTTCCTGACGGCCATTTGGCGGTCTGCGTCCTGAGCCATCTGCTCTGTCCAGTAGTTGACAGCCATAGCGAGGACATCGAGGCGGTCATCGTGGGCCAGAGCCCCCTTGTCCTTGCTGATGCGGGACATCTGGTAGAAGAGCTGGTATCTCAGGGCCTTGTCCGGGGACATGCCTTTGGTGGACAGGTAGTCGTTCTCGATCACCTTGCGGTTGATGACAAGCCTGTGCTGGTTCATCACCGGCTCCAGGGTGTCAATGATCCGCATCTCTTTCTGTTTGCTGTGCCTGACCTCCTCCATCGACACCTTGTAGATTTTGCTGAGGACAGGCTTCAGGAGGGCCGTGAACATCCCGTCACCGAAGTTGGATTCAATCAGGATCAGATTGACCTTCTCGTTCTTGGCGATCACAGAGAGCTCTTGGAGGGCCTTATCCTCATATCCGCCCTTGATGCCGCCGGCGGCTGTCACGAACAGATATCCGTTCAGCATCTTGACCACGGCGTAGGCAGTCTCATCCGCACCACGACCTGAGGGGTCAATAGCCATCACAGAGCCCGTGAAGGGAGCCCAGCTGGTTGAGACATCAAATGGGCCGTAGTAGCGATCTCCCGCCAGCCCCACGCATGGGACATCTGAGATAGCCCTGTCAGGGTTCGGAGCCCACACGAGCTTCTCTGGCCCCTCATCACCGCTGATGTTCATCACCAACAAGTCCGACAGTTTGAGCGGGAACCTGTTGAAGTCCGACAGTGAGGAGTCCAGCATGAACTGAAGAGCAAACCCAGTCCGTCCATAGGAAGCCTCACGCTCCATGAGGTCAGCATCGTCAAACCGAGCAGGATCTACAGGGTTGCCTCTAGGGTGGTTAGAATCCTCTCTAAGGGCTTTGACCAGTGGAGCAAGGGTAGACCCCATCCTCTTTTCCTGGGCCTCAGATGGAATCCTAGCGGGCCATACGCGAGTCTCATACCCACGCTCATTGAGGGCACTGTAGATCGTCATCTCGGTCTGAGGTGTTCCGAGGTAGATGATGTGTCCGTCAGGTTTGAGGACAGCATCGAATTCTTTGATGGTTTCTGAGAGCTTGTCTCTCATGGTCTGCGTAGCGGAGTTGTTCAGGGACTCCACGTCATCAGCAATCACGATGTCTGCACGAGATCCCGTGATCTGTGAGGTGATACCTTTGGACACCACAGAGGGTGCGTGCGAGGCCGGTGCAGGCCCAACGTCAAAGGCGATCTTGGAGTTCCGCTGGTCATCCTTGGGACGCAAGTGTTCGAGCAGAGGCATCTCATGGATCAGCCTCAAGGTGAACGTAGAGAAGTCATCAGAGCGAGCCTTGGATGCTGAAACAACCAAGATGTTCTTGGTGGGGTCTAGGAGCAACTGGTGGCAGACATAAGCCGATGTGATCCAAGACTTACCGACACCACGGAACGCCTGGATGACCCGACGCTTCGGACCATGCTGGATGTACTCTGCGATGTCGTATTGGACCGGGGTGGGGTCCGGTAGCCCCAGCTGCTTCCAGCATAGAAATAGAAAATTGCGGAAGTCTACTAGGGGGTTGGTGTCAGTCATCTCATTCCTCAGCGAAGAACATCAGGAGTACCCACCTGTCTGCCCCGGTATGGGCCGTGGCTTGGTGCCACAGTGGGTT